GCTGAATCATGGTAAAATGCTGATAGACCTAATTGTATCATATTTAAATTTTTATATCACCTTCTCTATCAAATTCACTATAAAGTGCCATTTGTTTTTCTTTCATCTTATTGACAACCTTTGTAATGTAATGAGTAGGGTGACCTGTCATTTCTCTAATAAGTAGATATAATGATTTTTTGTTAAAATTTTCTATGTAATTCGCTCTTCTAAATAATTCTAATACAGAATCTGCAATTTGCATATCTCTTTTCTTAGGGAAATGGTTTTCTAAATGTTTATCCCAATATTCCAACATTCTAATATTAAATGTCCTATGTTCGTCATTTCTTTCCTCCTCTCTAAAATTATTTTCAGTATCAAATGATTCTGGTAAACCCGACATCACATCGGTATCTTTATATCTTTTATAGTTTGCATTATTATTTAAAATAAGATAATTCCTTGCAACAATAGTAAAATAACTAAATGCTTTACCCTTACCGGCTTTGTACATATGTATTTTTTCAATCATAAATGCAACAACTTCCGACATTACATCTTTTGGGTCATCATCAAAGTAAGTAAACTTCCATTTATTATAAACTATCTCTGCAAGTTTGTCAAATGCATCTGCAATTCTTTCTCTATATAGTTTATCTTTAATATATTGGTCATCGGTTAAATTATATTCAATGATAGCATCTTCAGTATCTTTTGGAAAATATTGTCTATTCGGCCCTCTTTTCTTTCTAATTGGCATCTTTTTGTTGTTTGAATTTTTCTATTGTTTCTTTGATTTGATAAAATATAGAACCAACTTCATCATCCTTCTCAAACATTGCACGACTATCAATCAGTCTCAATGCTTCCAGTAATGCTTCGTTTCTTTCAATTTCCGTTTGTATAAATTTTTGTGTATCTTCGTATATATCTTCGTATTTTTCTAATTTTTTTAGAAGATTGTAAACTACATATGATAATGTAATTATAAGTAATGTAAGTATTGTATATATCATATTAAACGATTTCGTATCCTTGTAAAAATAATTTATTTGCATTTTTGTATTTAACTTCAACCATTTCCCCTTCTTTTGATTTCATTACTATTTTTTCATTTCTACCAAAGTCTACTTTTTTTACTACCTGTGTATTATAAACTCTATCTTTAATTGTAAATCCATCTAAATGGTCTATTTCATGTTGAACAATAACTGTCATCATTGTTTCTTTTGATATTGATTCATTTACTTTGTCTCCTTCTGGATTAATTTCAAATGTTAACTCACCTAAATTATCCGTATCAATTACTACTTTACAAGCTCTAATGGTTCTAGTTGGTTTTGTAAGTGATGATGGGATAGATAAACATCCTTCCATAAAAAGAAATCCTTCTTTAGATTTTTCTCTAATAATTGGATTTAACAAAAATAATTCGGTAACATCATCTTCTTCTCCAAATTTAATGTAGCAAGCTCTTTTTTTAATTCCTAATTGAGTTGCTGATATACCTAAACCTGGATATTCGGTTAGTCCTTGTTCTAATTGTTTTCTTAACTCATCTGCCTCTTGTTGAGTTATTTCTGATTTTAGTACAGGAGTTTTAAGATACTCCGTAAACTCTTTTGTTGTTAGTCCATTAGAACCTTTGTCAACTATTAATTTCATATTTTATTTTTTTAATCCGTATTTTATCCACTTATACCAAACTCTTTCGTGAATATAGTATTGTATGGGTTTATAAATCAATTCTGCTACTCCAAATGCTGCTCCAACTTTTATTGAACCACTTATCAACCACATTAATAAGAATCCAACTAAGGTACTTATAATTCGATATGAAATGGTTTTAGCAATGTGTCTTTTACGCTCTACTAACATCTTCGTTATCTATGTTGTAAACAATCACATCTCCATTGGAGTCTATGTATTTTTTTCTAATGGCAGTTCCACTAATTTGTTCGATTTCTTTTGGTGGTTCGTGATATATTACATCATAACCCACACCTCTACCATAGTTTACACTTTCAATATCTGGAATTATTGATATCATAATCTTATCCCAATTGTTTGTAAAAAATGGTTCTTGTTGTAATTCTTTTAAAACGTCTTGTGCTGATTTTGGATTGTTCTCATCTATTTGAACATCTCTAATTGCTACCCAACAATTCTTTCCCTTTTCTAATTGTTGATTTATTAACCACTCATGACCTTTATGCCACGTTTGCCATCTTCCAATAAATAATGCGTATTTTTTCATATTTGTAATATACGAAAATTATTCTAAATTACCAAATAATTAATAAGTTTTGGTATTTTCTTCGTCATTTCTGAATTTCGCTAATTCTCTAATAGTTCCACCTTTTGATTTTAACCAATAATTAACTGCTTTTGGGTTGTTTATCCACAAATTTCTTTTTTGCCATTGAAAATCTGGATGCATATATTCCTCCCACACCAATCGTGTAGGTTCTTCTATAATTTCAGAAGTAAGTGTATCATCAACCACAATATCATTAGACTCAATAGGTTCAATTTCTTTCGTTTTGTTAATCTCATCTTTTTTGTTTTCGTTAATAATATCATCTCCGTAAACCTCATATAAACCCATTTTTTGATTATTTTCAATCATTTCACCTAAAATTCTTTCTCGTTTTTGTTTTTTAGTTTCAATTAAACCATTAAATGCGATAATTAGAGCAACTGCAAGTGGGTCAAACACTATTACAATCAAAAATATGAAGAATTTTACAACATTTTTCAATTCTACACCAAATGCTTCTGCTACAAACCTAAAACCACCCACTTCTTTCTCCAAATCTATGTTAGAAGTCTTAATTTCGTTGATTTTTTCGTTCTCTTTAGCGTTTTGGTCTTGCAAATCACTAATTTTTTTGTTAATTTTAGCAATTTCTTTGTCTCTATTGTCTATTGAGCGTAAAAGACGAGAATTTACCTTGCCGCCATCAATGATTTTACCTTGATTTTTGTTAAACTCACTAATTTGTGTTGATAGTTGCGTAATTTGAGTAGTATTTTGGTCAATTTTAGTAGAGTGTACCATAATTTCCCTATCTACCTGTTGTAGTTTGAGTGATTGTGACTGAAATGCGTTAGATAGGTAACCAAAAATACCGGCTGATGTGATTAACATAAGTAATGTAACCGCAGATACTAAATACCATTTGTTAAATCCCTTAATTTCACCCCACATTTGTTTTAGGTAAGTTGCTGCTACTAATTTAGCAAACTCCAATGCACCGGCCATTACCATTACTGCGGTTGAGGCACCACTAAATAGTACACCTAATCCGGTTACGGAGAAAAACGCTGCACAACCGGCTATAATTAGTGCAGAAAATCCGACTAAATATTTAAGCCAATTCATTTATCTATTTATTCTTGTTAATTCGGAAATACGTTCTACTATCTTTCTTGCATCTTCTAAAGTAGTGTGAGCAACCGATGGTGTCATTGATTGTGCACCTGTAATTCCGTTTTGTAAAATCCTTAATTTTCCGTCTAAAGATTCCAATAACATTTGTATTTTTTCGTTGTATATCATAGTAATAAGTATTTATTTGTATAAAAAAAGGTAGAAGTGACTGAACTCCTACCTTTCTAATATACGAAAAATAACTGAATTAACCAACTTTCGGGGTTAATTTTTTTGGTTTGGACTCTTCTTTTCTTTCAATAGTAATTAAGAGAATACCATTTTTAATATCAGCTTTTGCTTTTTTACCATCAAAGTTTTTACCTACTTGGATTCGTTCTTCAATGTCAGAAACTAATTGATTAAAAGGACTTTCTTTATCCTCTTGTGTCTTTTTAGCTTTAATTTCGATTTTGTCCTCAAAACAATTAATTTCAATATCTTTTGGGTCGTGCCCTAATACTGATAATGCAATTGTTGCAGATTCATCTTTAATGTCTACTGCGAATTTGTTTGGAACATAAGTTGTTGTTTTTGATTCATTGAAGAACTCTTCGAATAATTTACTGTAATCAATTGTGTACATAATAAATGTTTTTTTGTTAATAATACTCTATATAGTCCAAATACTATACCAAAGGACTACTTTTGACATTTTGACATTAAAGTATGTTATCTTGTCTTTCAATGATTGTAGACATATGGTCTGCCCAATGCATAATAAATTGTAACTTATAAACTAATTGTTTCTTTAAGTCGTGACCTGCTAAATACTTTTGATTATCTTCATCATACATACCATCGGTAAGTTTGATTGCAAAGTATTCTTTCTCATTATACTGAATACCATAGTGATTCAATGTAAAAAAAGTTCTATCAGTTAGGGTCATATATGGGATATTCTCATTACGAACAAATAAAGTTCCGTATTTCTTTTGAGACCATTCTTCCTGATTTGGTAAATAATGTAGTTCACCTTTAACACCCAACTTTCCTAAGTCATGATGTAAACAACTAAATATCAATTCTTCTTCGGTAAAATCTATCTCCCCACCCTGCATTACGAACAGGTCTCTCATTTTAAGAGCGTTCTTACATACATTAAAGATGTGGTCTATATACCCACCTATATATGCGTTATGATAGTGTTTTGAACCAGATGCGGCAGATAGTGTAAGGTTAACACCCAATTCTTCTTCGGAATACATATGGAGTAATTTCTCCAATCTTTCTCCTATAAAATACTTCTTAATTATACCTATAAATCGGTCATAATTTGCTTTTAATTCTTGTTCTGTCTTTTGTTTCATAATTTAGAGTTTAATTGTTTATAATACTCTAATATACGACAAATATTCGACATTACCAAATTTATATTAAGGTATTTGTAGGTATTTTTATATGTTCATTTTGTAAAAACCATAATAAAGAATATCGTTCACCTTCTAAAATTGATGTTATTTCGTGGTCTATTTTTACATCAAATAAATATGTATTTCCAATAACTTTATCCAATGTGATTTCATTTGGGTTGTATAATTTAAAATCACCTCCTTCAAAGTCATCATTTAATAAAACTCCCACCGCATATAATCTATTATTTCTAATATCATTATGTTTTCCAAACCAATCACCTTTTACAAATCTATGAAAATGTATTGTTTTTTTTATTATTCCGATTTTAATGTTTGTTTCTTTTTCCACAAAATCCTTCAACTTATCAAATAACCAAATAGTATTTTCATTATATTCTATACTCATTGATTCATATATTCTATCTTTATAGTTCCAATTTTGTTTTTTTAATTTTGTTATATCAATTATTGATTGACATTCTTGTTGATTAAATAATATTTTTTGTATTAAAATCATTATAACATTTTATTTTTCTTTTTAAATTTACTTATAAATAAATCGGATAGTTGTAGATGACCATTTTCACTAAAATGCCAATCATTTAGTTCTCCGTTTGTTTCTGTAACTATGGTTTCAAATTTAGATAAAAACATACAATCTAAACGTTGGTCGAATGGTGTCCAATGAATAATGTTTTTATCTAAATTGTTTAATAATTTAATCCAACTATTTACTTCATTACAATATCTTACATCATCTCTGTTTAAAAGAATCTCAATAAGAGTAGATTCGGATATTTTTGTTTTGTCAATTTCTTTAGTTGAAAATTTATCATAATTTGGTAAAATTGTTATCCAATCGTTAGAAACTAACCTAAATCTCAACGGAGATGACCATCCAATTATTATTAAATCGTTTTTTTTAATATTTTTTACGTTATCACAAAATTTTTGTAATATAGAATAATTGTCGGATGCATTATCGGCTAGATTAATTAATTCTAAATTTAATTTTTGTGAAATGATTTCGTCAAATCCTTTTGGTGTATACCCTTTCCAATTTACATAATTATTTGTCCAATTAGATTCAAATGAAAATCCAGCAGAAAAACTATCTCCAAATATATAAAGTTTTTGTGACATTTAAATAATATTTTTTTGTTTTCTTTTTGTTATAACATTGTTTTTTTAAAATTTTCAATAGGTCGTAATTTAAACCAACCAACCAATGAATATCTATTACCATCGATAATTGGTGTTACTCTATGTGTTGTTGATGATAAAAATACAAATAAATTACCAATACCTCTTTCAAATGTAATGATAGTTTCGTTTCCTTCAAAATCAGATTCTTTAAGTTGTAATTCTCCCCCATCATATTCATTATTTAATTGAATAACCAATGAACAATATCTTTCGGAAAATGCATCTGGTGTACTATCTTCATGCCAAACATAGTGGCCGTCTTTTTGATATTCGGTAAATTGTATTTTTTCATTTTCAAAATCCAATTCGTATCCTTTCATTTTTATTTTTTCAGATAAAACCGATTGTAATTTTTCTTTTATTTGTGGAAAACTTTTTAACTCAAAAAATAATATATTAGAATCTCTTTTTGTTTTATCAATGTGTGAGTCAATACCCATTCTACCAGGACATAATTCTGCATTTGATTTCATTGTTTCTAATAAGATATTACAATGTTCTTTTGTGAGAAATTCTTTTATTGTTGTATATTTAAACATCTTCTATTTTATTTTAGGAAATAATATATTTTAATCTGATATAGATTTCTTCACTCAAAAAGTTTTTATATTTTGTTATGTTTTGCATAATTAATTAAATAATTTATATTAGATGCATTTTTTCTAATATATCTTTTTTCAATATAGTTAAAACAATTGACCATCTTTCACCATCAACTATTTCTTTTATTTCATGTAAGGTTGTAGCATCATATGCAATCGCATTGCCCACTTCTTTACTTAACAAAATTTCTTTATTGTTTTCATCGTAACAAATATATTCACCACCACTATAATTGTCATTTAATTGTATTCCTAAATTCCATCTTCTATTTGGAAAATTACTATTAAAATCCATATGTTTCATAAAAGAATCACCTTTTGAATATTTATGTAGAGAACATACAATTGGTGTATTATCGGGATTACGTTCAACTTTTGAAACGTTTGAAAACCAATTAAAAAGTTTTTCAAACATCCACTCTGATTCACTATCATTTACTATATCCCAAACATTAAAAAATTTACCCAATTTTTTACCATTTTCCATTTTTGTAAATTCGTTAATTCTTCTATTAGCTAAATCTAATCTAGATTCTAATTTTCTAAATGGTAAATCGGTATATATTTTTGTATATGATAATATTTTATCACATTCTTCTTTTGTAAATATTTTTTCTTGATAAATCATATTAATTTAATTATATAATATTTTTTACTTTTTTACTAACCCACACCACCATCATCTCTCTACGGCCTGATTTTATCTCTTTAACTTCATGATATTCTTTCTGTCCATCGAATACTACCACATCTCCTTTTTTAAAGGGAATTAAATTGTCATTAACATATAACTCCCCTCCTTCGAAACTATCATTTAACATAATCAAATACGTTTTATTTGCTTTGATATCTAGATGTTTTTTGGCATAATAACCGGATTCATATTTAATATAGTGTAATGAATATATTATTTCATCTTCTTCTAATGTTACATATTTTAATAATGTATCAACTAATATCTTATTAGTTAAATCACAATAAAATATTTCTTTTAAATGAATTACATTTTTAAAATCGTGATATGATTTTATTTTTTTATTTTCATTTCCAAAATTATAATTTTTTAACATTATATCAATGTCATCATAATTAATTTTAT